CAAGAACGATCTGATCGAGCGGCTTCCCCGCGCTGGCGATGAGAAGAACGATCGGCGGGCCTATGCCCTGTCGATGCAGGGGATTCAGATTGATGACAACACGTCGCTGGAAGATGACGTGGAAATCATTGAACTGTGGGTGCCCGGCGCCAATGCGATCGTGACCGTGCCCGGAGCCGAGGAAGTGACCTTCGAGGACTACCTTCGCGTCGATGATTACTACGGTGTGAAGGAAGGCCCTTACTCCCTGCTGGGGCTGATGCCGCCGACGCCGGGCAATCCGTTGCCCGTGCAGTTCGTGGGCGTGCTGTATGACCTGCACATCCTGGCTAATCGCATGGCCAAGAAGATCATCGAGCAGGCGGAACGGCAGAAGGACATTCCCGTTTACAAGCGATCCGCCGCCGACGATGCGGAAGAAGTGAAGAACGCCGGGGATGGCGAGGGCATCGCGGTGGAAGACCCCGATGCGGTGAAAGTCCTGTCCTTCGGGGGCCAGCAGAATTCCAACGAGCGGCACCTTGAAGCGTTGCAGGGCTGGTTCAACATGATGGCCGCGAATCCCGAACAGATCGGGGGCCAGAATGTTCAGGCCAATTCCGCCACCGCCGCCAACATCCTTCAGCAGAATGCCTCGATCGGTTTGGAGGACATGAAGGATTTGGTTTACAAGTCCGCCGCCGAGGAAGCCCGACGCCGCGCGTGGTTCTTTCACACCGATCCGCTGATGCGGGTTCCGCTGATTAAACGCCAGCCCATGCCCGCCCAGATGGGTATTGATCCGCTGACCGGCCAGAGCGCCATGCAGCCGGCGACGATGCAGGAAGTCCAGGTGATTCTCACCCCCGAAGCCCGGTCGGGTGATTTCATTGACTTCACCTTCCGCATCGAGCCGGAGTCGATGGGGCGGGTTGATTCCAAAGTACGTCTTCAACAGGCGATGGACTTGGCTCAGAAGATTTTGCCCGCCGCGATGGCCTCCGCTCAGGTGGCCATGCAACTGGGCATTCCCTTCAGCGCCCAGGCGTTCATCCTCCGCATGGCCAAGGACGCGGGAATCGAATGGATGGATGAGGTCTTCTATGACCCCAACTTCCAGATGCAGTTGCAGCAGATGCAGATGATGGGTCCGCAGATGGCCAACAGTAAGGGCACGCCCAATCTTAATCCGCAGATGCAGCAGAATGGCCAGCCGGCCAACGTCATGGCGGGCCAGCCGGATCAGCAGCAGCAATTCCACCAGTCAGCGCAAGAGGGGGCCAACGAAGGCCAGATGATGCTCCGTAAGGGCATGACCCATGCGTTCGATCTGGGGGCGGCGCCCAAGGCGCCGATGGCCAACGCCAACGCTTTTTAGCGTCCCATCACGAAGTCACAAAGGTCTCTCCACAACTGTTTGAGGAATTTTATCATGGCGAAGAAAACCAAATCGAGTATTCAGTCCGACCCCGATCAGGATATGGACAATGACTACGAAGGCAAGCGGGATGCCAGCACGCTCACGGATGCGGCGGCGATTCAAAATGACCCTGATCGGCACGCCCGCGCGGCCAAGCATCTGGAAAAGAACGCGGCGTCCGCCAAGTCGGCCCACGATACCGCCCGCAAGTCCCTGATGAAAAAGACGAAGAAGCGGATGCAGAAGACCTTTGGCCAGAATGGCCAAGGTACTTTCCAGCAGACGAAGGACCAAGAGCAGGGCGATGCGGAGAAGATCGTGGCCCAGGACGACTAGGGCGGGAATCCCGCCGAGGACCGTGTAGGCATATACCGAAAGCCATTGCTCAACATGCCGGATGGCCCGCCCCGGCGGGGTTTTTGAATGAATCATTATTTTCATAGCGGCGATCTGGGGGATGTGATTTATAGCTTGCCTACGATCCAAGCATATGGCAGGGGCATTCTCTTTCTCTATGATACCCCGGAAGTCAAAACGATGCACGGTATGACCGCAGAGCGGTTTGTGTCCATCGTACCCTTGCTCATGCGGCAGGACTGCATTGTGGACGTGCGGTGGGTCCATCCGGGGAATCTGCATCATATCAGCTTGAACGCCTTTCGCTTCAAGGGATTCGATCTGGCCCATGAGAACTTGGCCGATCTATATCTGAAGACCGCTGGCTTTCCGACACTCTTTCGCGAGTCCAGATGGCTTTGGGCGCCCAAGCAGCGAATGGCCTCCGTCGTGATTTCCCGATCGGCTCGGTATCACAACCCCGATTTTCCCTGGAAGAAGGTGATGGATGCTTTCGGACAACACGCGGTCTTTGTGGGCACGCCGGCTGAACATGCAGCCTTCGTGCAGCAATTTGGCAGCGTCAATTACGCTTACACCCCGGACCTACTGGTTGCCGCAAGTATCATCAACGCGGCGGACCTGTTCATCGGGAATCAATCCTGTCCCCTCGCGATCGCACATGGACTGGGCAAGAGGGTACTGATTGAAGTCTGTCCCTATTGTCCGAACTGTATCTTCGATCGACCTGATGAATATACGAAATTGGAGGATGTATGTCTCAATGGATTCAGGGAGCCATCAAGCATAAAGGTGCCTTGCACCGCGAGCTAGGGGTGCCCGAAGGCAAGAAGATTCCGGCCAGCAAGATCAACGCCGCCGCGAAGAAGGGCGGCAAGCTCGGTGAACGGGCGCGGCTGGCCAAGACCCTCAAGGGTCTGAAGAAATCCTTTCCAGGGAAGTAACCATGCCTTTCGAGAGTCAGGCCCAGCGTCGGTACATGTACGCCAAGCATCCGGAGATCGCCAAAGAGTTCGAGGCGGCGACTCCCAAAGGGGCCAAGCTGCCGGAACGGAAGCACAAGAAACCGCCGCTGAAGGATCGTGTGAAGAAGGGGCTGAAGCGTGCCTTCCCTGATTAGGTGGGGGTATGTCCGATTTACTGGACGGCTTGTATCCGATTGATGTGGACCCACTGGGAGAAATTGAATGCCCATTTACGAGTACGTGTGTGATGCCTGTGGGATCAAGGCCGAAGAGTTCCAGAAGATCACCAGTGACCCGCTGACGCATTGTACGGCGTGCGGGGACTCATCATACCACCGCGTGCCTTCCGTGCCCCACAGTGACCTAATTGAGTTCCACAAGCCCATTGAAATGTACTCGATCGCGATGGAAGACCCGGAGCAGATCAAGGCGTTTATGACGAAGACGGGCGTGGCGGTTTCCCTCGATCCATCGGACCCGCTGTATGGGGTGCCGATCGCCCGGAACCGCAGCGAAAAGCGCAAGGCGTTGCAAGACGCGGGATTCGAGGAAAAGTAGCAACTGATATTCTAGTACCATTATTTGCTTTTTAAGCGATTATGTGGTACACTTTTGTATACACCCCTACCCCCGCCTTTCGTGCGGGCAGCGGAGAAAATTGCCTATGCCAGCAGAGACCAAAGCGCCCGGCGAAACCGCCGTGGCCACTCCGGAACGTCCCGATCTGGAATCCAAGATCGCGGAGCAGTTTGCCGCCGCTTTTGCGGACGTGAACGAATCCGACCTGATCGACGACGAGACACCGGAAACGACTGAAACGCCGGCTGAGAAGGATGATGAGCCGGCACCGGATGCACAGGCCAAGGATGAGCCAGGAGCCACGGAAGAACCTGCCGCCGAGGCAGAGGACGACAAGGAACAGACGACGACTGAGGAAGCTGCGGCCCCTGCGGCTCCAACCCTTCCTGCCGCGTACCGTCGAACCTTAAAAGCGTACGAATGGTCCGATGACGAAATTGACTCGAACTTAAAAGCGTTCGGTCCCAAGTTCATCGAGACCGCCGCCAAGATGCACGCCAACCGGAACAAGGAAGTTTCCGCGTGGGCGGATGCCGGTCGCAAAGCTCGCGAAGGCACGGCGGCAGCGCCGAACAAGGATGCTTCCCAGACGCCCGCGCCCGAAACGGCCATGAAGCCGATCGACGCGGACGCGCTCAAGAAGCAGTACGGTGAAGAAGCCCTGATTGATGCCATCGTGGCCCCGGTCAACCGGGCGATCGAACAGATCAATCAGATGATGCCAGTGGCCCAGCAGTTCCGAACCTCGCTGCAACAGCAGCAGATGGAAACGCTGGCCAAGCAGATCGACGGTTTCTTCAGCGACAAGGAAATGGTCCCGTACAAGGACATGTACGGAACGGCCTATGCCTCGCTCAGCAATGAGCAGGCCGAGGCCCGGACAAAGGTACTGGAACTGGCGGATGCGTTGATCGGCGGGGCCAAGCTCCAAGGCAGAAGCCTGCCGCTCAACGATGCCATGCAGATGGCATTCGATTCGCTTTCCGGTGAAACGAAAGTACAGGCCGCACGCAAGGAAATCACAAAGCAACTGCAAACGCGCAACAAGGGTATCACGTTGAAGCCTTCCTCGAAGGCACGCCCCATTTCCGGTTCGCCGGCCAAGAGCCGAAGCGATCTGGAAAAACGGGTGGCAACGACCCTCGCGACCGCGTTCAACCGCTGATTGAAATTCATTCGCGTGCATCTTTTTGGAGACCAGAAAGATGACACATGGGCGTCGATGCAAGTGCATTATCCGACCTGATTGCCACAACCCTTCGTGATCTCCCCAAGGATCAGTTTGAAGTGATGTGGGATTCGCAGGACTACGAGTTCTGCCAGATTTACCAGGAACACAAGCGAGCGATTGACGGGGGTACGTCGATTCAGAAGAACGTCATTCTGGACCGGCATGGCCGCGCCCGTTATCGCCGACTCTACGACACGGATCAGCCGACCGTCGATCAGAGCCAGTTCGTCATTAACGTCCCCTGGACGCAGATCGGCACGGACTATTCGTGGGACGTTCTGGAAATCCTCCGCAACAAGAATTCGGCCAAGGGCTTCATCAACCTGATGGAATCCCGGCGCGTCGAGCGCATGTGGGACTTGGCGGAACTGATTGAGGAACGCGGCTGGATGACCCCCACCAGCGCCACGGACACCCTTTATCCGTATGGCATTCCCTACTACATCAACTTCCTGGACAATGGCGTGACCGCCGGTGGCTTTGCCGCCAAGACCGTTCGTTACCAGAGCGGCACCACGGGCACGATCGTTGCGGGCATTGATGGCAGCGCTGAGCCGAAGTGGAACAACTACGCCGATACGTACACCCGTATCGACAATAGCCTGCTCCGTAAACTTCGCTCTGCCGTGCGGCGCACCCGTTTCAAACCCGCTCCCATCGTCAAGTCTCCCGGCAACGATAAGGTCGGCACGCCCATCAAGCTGTACGCGGCGGACGACGTTTGCACGGAAATGGAAGACTTGGCCGACAAGCGGGACGACAACAGCCAGCCCAAGGACTTGGCCGGCAAGATGCTGCATACGTTCGATGGCAGTGTCTACTTCAACCGGATGCCGCTGAAGTACATTCCCCAGCTTGATGGTTACACCGTCCTGGCGGGCGGCGGCGAGGCGTTCAGCCCCAATCCGATCTACTGCGTGGACTGGTCGAAACTTCAGCCGGTGGTGCAGGAAGGCTACTGGATGGAAGAGTCCAAGCCGATCACCGATCGCGGCCAGCACACCACGTTCAGCGTCTTCCTCGACGGCTCGCACAATAACCTGTGCATCAACCGTCGAACGACGGGCTTTGTGCTTCACAACACTATTCCTACCACCTGATTGTAACCCGGCATCGGGTCGGTGTGGGAATTGAAATTTTTCTCTTTCGGAGAAATGACACATGGGATACGGCATTATTGGAGTTCCGGGTAATGGGGACATCACCCAGCCCAGCCCGTCCATCTGGGGCGATTGCGCCAACGGCGAATTGCTCGATGAAGGACTTGGCTATTTCACGGACAAGACCTTCGAGGACGCGGTGACGCTCCCCGATCTGCCCAACAGCGCGGCGAACAGCGGTACGTTCACCCAGGATGCGAATTTCGATCACGCCCTGCTGTTGACCACTGGCGCTACGTCCGGCAACGGCAACGTGGTTTACACGCGCCCCACGGTGGCGATCACGCCCGGCAGCGGCCAGAAAGCTTGGATGGAAGCGATCGTTTCCATGCAGGACATTACGGAAGTTTCCGGAATTTTCGTCGGATTCGTCAACAAGATCGGCATGACCAATGCGTTGGTCCAGGCCGCGAGTGCCACGAAGAATAGCAACCTGCTGACTTCCGTGCAGAGTACATCTTGCGTGGGCTTCTGGATGCACGGCGATGCGCTGGGCAACTTCGACGCGGTGTACGTCAACAACGTGGCGAACACCAGTGGCGTGACCCCCTCGGCGGTGAGTGTGGTTCTGGCCAGTGTGATGACGGCCAATGCCAACAACCCTGATCCGGGTAATCCGCTGTACGTTCCCGCCGGTGCCCCCGGCGTGCTGGCCAACAACACGAAGGTCAAACTCGGCCTTCGCTATGACGGCCAACAGTACCTCTACTTCTACGTCAACGGCGTGCAACTCGCCAAGCTGCTCGTGTCGGCCCAGAACATCGACATTACCAGCACCTATGGCGCAGTCGTGGCATTGACCACGGGCGCCGCTGCGGCGCATCACCTGGACGTGCATCGCTTCCGCAATGCGTCCAAGCTGTTCTAATTCTGGTTCCGTTCATTCGGAATGAACAAGGCTCCGGTGTGGAACAGGCTGTAAACCTGCGAGACACCGGAGCCTTCGGCTTGGGGTAACATGGACACGTATCCAATCGCGGAACCGACTTCGGCGTTGACCTTCGGGGACTTGATTACCGAAGTCGCCTACAAGATCGGTTGTGCTTATTACGGCTCGACGGGCGCCGATGCCCCCTCTGAACCAATCGACTCCCACGACCTGATTCTCTGTCAGCGGATCGTCAACAAGGCGATTCGCATGTTCATCAATGATGGCTTTGGCGAAGGCAACACCCGCCGCGCTAATGGCTGGCGATGGCTGAATCAGATCGCCCAGGTGGACTTCTGGCCGATGATCGCGGCAGATTCATCCAGCACCACCTATGTCGCCATTGGCGCTTACGATAGCGTCAACAACGTGACGCCCCTGACGCTGCACGTTCCCTCGACGGCGCCGGTGGTGGTCTCTTCCACCAGCAGCACGCAGATTTCCTTCTACCCGTCGATGGAGTTGCGGAATATCTACCTCGGCGGCAATCCCCCGTCCAGCACCCAAAGTTGGGTGCCGCCGGTGGATGAACCGATCGTCTCCACGGTCGGGACGCAATACACGATTAAGAATTTTCTATCCCCGACGCTCGTGCAGGTGGCGGGTAAGGTTTCGTCCACGCTCGGTTCGAGCACGATCTTCAGCATGGTCCCATCGGGGGACTATACGCTTCCCGCTGATTTCTCCGGCGAGTTCACCGGCGAGATCACCTACGTCCAGAACACCAATCGAGGCATGATCCTGCAATGGACCACCGAAGCCTCGATCCGTTCGCGCCGGCAGAATTACAACTTCGAGAGCGGCACGCCTTATGAATGCGCCGTCCGGTTGATTCCCCGGCCCACGCTCAATGATCTTTCCTTCACGCCACCCCGCAACCGCTGGGAACTGATGGCGTGGCGAATCCCCAGCGAGTTCCTTCACGTGATTTTTCCCTACAAGCTGGGCTTCAACGATCTGGTTAACGACACCGATGTTCCTCCGTCACCCTTCGCTTTCGATGAAGCCCTCAAGGCCGCGTGCCTCGCGGTGGCCGAGAAGGAAGTGAATGACGAACTGGGGATCGACTGGCAATATTACAAGACGGATGCGCTGCCCAAAGCATGGCAACGGGATGACCTGTCCGCCCCGAAGAAGCTGGGTTACTTCTCCAACCCCAGTGCCGCGAATTCGGCCTTCCCGCCGATTCGGGCATTCAGGGATTACTACTATCAGCGGCCCACCGTGCCGGTATTTGGTACGTCGTAATCACCTGATTCCATACCTCGTTCCGTGCGAACAGCAGAAAGGTTCACATGCGATTCTCCTGCGACAACTTCCTCTATGCCCTCAAGCAGATCGTGACCGGGGGCGGCAAGCTCTCCAACAGTACCTTGCAGGCTCCCGATGGGGGCTTCAACAAGGACGAGCAGCTTGATGTGACCGACGCCATTCTTGGCACTGGCACCACTACGGGTCTCGTTTCCAACATGGTGGCGTTGACCACCGCCGCGTCCAGCACGACGGTCGGCACTTGGCAGTACCAGATTCCCCGCGATTATGATGTGGTGACGGATAAGCTGATTGTGCGCGTCATTGCGGATTCGGCAGGCACGACTGATACCCCCAAGCTGACCGTGACTCCGCATACTTTGACGCTCGGTAGTACCTCCGTGGCGATCACAGGTGTTCAAACTTCCACAGGTGTCAGCAATAAGCCAGCGGTCTTCGAGTTCGATTTCAGCGGCAACGGCCTCTCTCGTGATGAACTGATTTCGTTCACGTTGACGTCGGCGGCGCACACGACCGATGCACTGCAAACATATGGCGTGCAGGTGGTCTACGCGTCGTGCCTCGTGGCCTTCACGGATGCCACCGTGGGTAACGATCCCGCTGATCTGGCGGGTCTGGACGCCGTGGGCAATCCGCTTCGATAACAACCTGATAGATAGCATCTATCACAAGACTCCATCCCTTAACGGGGGTGGAGTTTCTTCTCATGCCTAATCCGCCAATCACAGTCGGCAGTCCGGCCAAGGGCATCAATCAGGTGGTGAACCGCGAGGGACAGCCCCCCGACACCTGCTGGGACGCCCTCAACGTGTTGCCCTTCGACACCTACGGGCGCCGCCGTGCGGCCCAGCGGTTTGGCACGTCCAAGGCATTCACGACGCAGCTTACGTCCTCGACGGTGGGCACCCAGGGGCCGGTTCAGGGCCTCGCTTCCATCAACATCGTGGGCTACCCGTCCAGCGGCGGCTCCGGTGGCGGCAGCACCACTTACAATGAAACCTTCAGCAGCCTGTCGGAATTCCAGGACAGTTGGGCCAATGTCCCCTCGACCTGGACCGTTAGCGGCAGTGCCTTGAACATTCCCGCAAGCTGGACGCCTTCTTCGACTGATGCCCCGCTGCTGTTCCGGCCTGATGTGGTGATGCCCGGCAACGTGCAGATGTTCATTACTTATCAGATCGAAGGGGCCACGTCGTCGGATGGTCCCCCGGTTAATTTATGGATCGGATTGAACCCGACTGCCCCCACGCAGAATGATGTAGACAATGGGACCACGGCGCTGGATTATAACTTCGGCGACAATGGCTTCGCAGGCGGAAGTGACTGGTCTGATACGGGGCCATTGGTTTACAGTTCCACGACGGGGACGTTCATCAGTTCCTCGACTTCGGGCACGTTCCCCTTTACGCAGGTTTTCAGCACGCGGGCCGACTATCTATCTTCGACCGCCTCGGCGGTGCTACAGGGCATCGCCACCAATGTCAACAGTGATGGACCGCCGAACACAGGCACGTTGACTGTGAGTCTGTCGGGCAGTCAATTCCTGTTCCTGTGGGTCGATCAGCTTCAGCCGGGCGTGAGCATGAAGATCACGCAACTGAAGATTATCTATCCCTCGAACACCAGTGCGCTGGTGCAGTCGCAATTCGCCAGCTTGCTGGTGGCGGTGTGTGAAGGCTTCGTCTGGTATGGCGGGCCGTCTCCCGCTGATACCATGCAGATGGCCACTGGCCAATCGACGGCACCGTTGTCGGGGAATCCGACCGTCTCGATGGCGGCGGTGAATTTCACCGGCATCAGCACTGATGCGAATGCGGTCAATCAGGCCGTCTACATCGTGGATGGGATCACGCAGTATCCGGTCGTCTTCAATACCTCGACCCATGCGATCACCACGATCGTCCCCAAGAGCAGCACCAATCCTTCGCCCACCTATTGTTCCCTCGCCTGCAACTGGCGGGGCCGACTCGTGTTGGCGGGCGATCCATCGGCGCCGCAGAATTTCTACATGAGCCGGGCCGGCGATCCCTCCGACTGGGATTATTCTCAGGTCGATCCGGCGGCAGCGGTAGCGGGCAATCTCTCGCAGGCGGGCAAGATCGGGGAACCGATCACCGCACTGATTCCCTACACCGATGATTACATGCTGATCGGTTGCGCCCATTCGCTGTGGATGCTGGAAGGCGATCCAGCGGACGGCGGCTCGATCGTGATGGTCTCGAATCAGATGGGGATCGTCGGCAAGGATGCGTGGTGCGTCTCGCCAGATGGCACGCTCTACTTCGTCGCATCCGGCGGCTTGTACAGTGTGAAGCCGATTTGGGAATTCTATCAGCCGCCGCAATTGCTGTCGGCCAATACGCTTAATCAGTTCTTCCAGAGCATCCCCTGGAACCTCACAATCACCAGCATGGTCTGGGATGCCGATCTGCATTACCTCTATTGCTTCTTTACCCCCGTGAGCGGACAGGCGGGCATTCATATTGTCTTCGATTCCCGCACCGAAGGGGGCTTGTGGAAAATCCAATTCACCGCGACCAATGGCCCTTTTTCATCCTGTTTATATCTATCGGATAACGCACCGGGCAACCGGGCGATCCTGCTGGGTGGCTGGGACGGCTACATTCGTCAAACTGATACCACGGCGTTGGATGACGATGGCCAGTTGATCGCCTGTTCAGTGACGCTGGGACCGTGGCATCCCTCGCCCGAAGCCTCGTTGCTGTCGGCCACTACCATTGATCTGGGGGAACTGGGTCCGGGCGCGGCATCGAGTACATGGGGAGCCACCGCATATTTGGCGTCTGGTCCCGATGCCTTCAGTGTGACCGAGGGCGGCGCCCATAGCTCGACAGCCATTGCGATCACCCTTGACCGCCGGCAGAAGACTTTCCGCCAGCGATTACGCGGCGGCTGGTTCTCGCTGCGACTGGCCAACGGGGTGGACAAGACTTACTTCAGCTTTGAATCGGCCACGCTGGAATTCAAGCCAGCCGGTCGCAACCGGGAACGTCGGTAAATCAAATGCCTTCTGTCGGCCCGCACAAGCCCAATCCCATTGACCGCAACGCCAATTCCGCCAACCGGATGCGGCGTAACTTCCAGCGGATGAGCCAGGGTGCGCTCAATTCGACCATCGCGGTGATTGCTCCGATCACCAACAGCGGTGGCATCGGGCTGAACGTCAACAGCACATCGGGTCTGGCGGTGGCCAGCGGGGCATTGAAAATCCTGCTGGATGGCACGACGCTGGGCCAATCCGCATCCGGGTTGAAAGTCAATGTGATTGCTGAATCGCAGGTGACGAACCTTGTCAGCGATCTGGCGTCCAAGGTTCCCACGACCCGCAATGTCAACACCACGGCACCCTTGACCGGGGGCGGGGCCTTGTCGGCTGATCTTACGCTGGCGATTACGCAGGCGTCCAGCACGACCAACGGGTATCTGTCTTCAACCGATTACCTCCGTTTCAGCAGTAGCGGCGGGGGTGGAACGAGCCTGGCGGCGGCAGACGCCTCGATTATCTTCCCGACCAGCAGCACCTTCCAGGTCCAGACTTATCATGGGCTGTCCACTGATCCGAACTTCGGTGTCGAACTTTATTCGGATGCCGCGTGCGGATTAGGACCGCAAGTCGTGGTGTCGGTCACGCTCAATTCCACCAGTGCCCACACGACTCGCGTGGGCGTGGCCGCGTTCCTCAGCAGCACCAGCACCGGATTGACCCAGGGTAGCAATGCAGTCTATGGCGACTTCACCCTTGGCGATGGTTCCGGGGCGCATACGGTTTCTCTGGTCCAAGGCAGTACGACGCTGGTAAGCACGACAGGAATCAACCATCCGTCCTCGACCACGGAATCGGTCTGCAACCTGATTATCAATGGAGCGACCGCCACGTTGACTCTGAACGGGTCAACGATGTGCAGCGCCTTGATCGCCACCAGCGATGCACCGGGCGTCGGCTTCTTTGGTGATTCATCCGCCTCGGTCTGCCGAATTCGAGCGTGGGGGGCCTCGACGGGTACGGCAGTAATCGTCAGTGATACCTTCCCCGGTACGTATAATACCTCGCAGACGCTTCGGACTCAGAACGCCAATTACGAATCGTTCAGCTTGACAGGTGGTGGTGGGGGCGTAGCCCGGACCATTTTCAATAGCAGTACGAATACTGAATTGGCTCAAATGTCCTCGACCGCCGGCAGCGAGGGCTTGTCTATCAGCAGCGGTGATTATCAGGCATATGTATGGGCACCCTCGCGAACGGGCCGGTATAAATGGGGTGTGGCCCTCGCGTCTCCCTCCGGGTTGCAGATTCAAACGGGCGGGCTGGCGGTCCTAACAGCTAACAGCAGTCTTTCTACTTCACAGATGGGAATGTCGGTCATGGGATTCCAGCCCCTCGCGGCTGATCCCACGACTTTCTTCGCGGGACAATGCTGGTATAACTCTACCAGCAATCTGTTGAAAACCAATCTGTTAGGCAGTACGGTCGCGGTGCCCACCACGCTGGTCGGTTCATACTTTGCTGGCTCCAACAGTTCGGTGATTCAGAATACAACCACGTTGATCGGCTTCACGCCCAACTTGACCATGCCTGCGGGCTTCCTGAACATTCTCGGCCGGACGGTTCGGATCACGGCGATTCTCGGCGGTGGTTTCAGTTCAGGTACATTCATCTTTGATATTCGGCTGGCCGGAACGGTCATTTGGACATTCACTTACACCGTCGCCAATTCCATCGCGGATACATGGGTCGAAGTTCTGATGACCACGGCGGGCACGGGTACATCTGGCTCTATCAATTGCTTCGGTAAAACATTCGGCCAGTCACAGACCTTGACGGCCAGCAACAAGACGACGACCTGCAACCTCACGACCCAGCAGGTATTTGATTTCGCCGGGCAATTCTCCGTCGCCAGCAGTACCAACATCGGGGAAGTCATTTACTGGTCCGTTGAGTTGATGGGATAAGAATCATGGCTAATCCGTTAATTCCAGCCTCGAACCCCACCAGCACGAATCCGGTTCCCGCCGTCGTGTATGACCATTGGTGGATTCAGACCATCGACATTGATGCGACTGATCCCTCCAACGTGTATGGGGTCGTGACGCTGGTGCAGGTGTACTTCGATTCGGGCGGGAATCCTGTTAGCGGGCCAGATGCCCGAACAGTGCAGTTTGTCACCGATCACTTGATGCAAGACCCCGATCCGACCGTGCAAGCGGCGATCGGCGGGTTAATCCAGGCCGTCGTTGCCAAGGCGTCGGCCCTCAACCTGATTTAAGGGAGCAATTATGCCAGCCGTTCCAGGAGCGCCGATGCCGGCGCCAAAGCCGTTTCAGTTCAACAGTGGGGCGCCGGGAAGCGGTGCCCAAGTCGGCGGGTACAACAACGCGATGGCGCAGTTGCAGAATTCGCTGAATGCCTCGAAGAACACGACCAGCAGCCAGCAGATGCAATTGGGCCAGCAGTTGCAGAACAACCAAAGCCAGATCGGCCAGAGCCTCACGAACCGGGGACTGGGCAATACCACCGTGGCCAACACGATGCAGCAGGCCCCGTTGCAGACCTACAACATGGGCATGGCCCAGGTGGGCAATCAAGATGCGCTGCGGCAAATGTCCGCTTACAACAACCTTGCTCAAATGTCGGCGCAGGGCGGGCAGCAGATCAGCCAGATGGCACAGCCGTACGCGCAGTCTCAGTACCAGATGAACATGCTGCAAAACATGCAGAACATGCAGCCCACTATCAATACCCAGTCCCAGCCCACGCAGCAAGCCTTGGCGGGTATGAGTCCCGGCGCCTTCGGCCAGGGTCTCAGTGCCCAACAGCGGGCGCAGGTGGCTCCGTACATGCTGGGCGCTCCCGGCACGGCTTACTAGGAAACTCCCATGAGCATGATGGATTCGGCACTGGGCATGACGACGCCCTTTCATCAATCCCTGATTCCCCCGCAATTGCTGGCGCGGCTGGCGGGGAACATGCAGCCAATGGCCGGAGGCATGTCCCCGATGGACAATCCCGCCCGCCAGTTGCAGAACGCGCATAACCACGTTCGCAATCGGCGGAATCAGGCGGGAATGCGTCCCAACGATCCCAGTTCGGGCGTGGGTCCATCGCCCATGCAGCGATCGGTGATGGCCGCGAAGACGGCCCAGGACCAGCAGGCTGATTCACAGCAGCAGGATGCCCCTCCACCCGGCGCGGGAACAATGAGCATCCAACAGGGATCGGGCCGCGATGGACGACCCGTAATGAACGCCGCCCGAATTCTGGACGCGGGGGACAAGTTCACCCGTGAT